ACCTTAAAGGAGCTGACCTTAAAGGAGCTGACCTTTGGAGAGCCAACCTTAGGGTAGCCAACCTTAAAGGAGCTGACCTTAAAGGAGCTGACCTTGAGAGAGCCAACCTTGAGGGAGCCAACCTTGAGAGAGCCAACCTTGGGGGAGCTGACCTTGAAAGAGCCAACCTTAGAGGAGCTGACCTTGAGAGAGCCGACCTTAGGGGAGCTAGGGGCATTATTCCTGATTTATATGTCATCAGGATGCAACCAAAAAACACCAAGCTTCGGGCATGGAAATATCTCAATGGTGGAAAATCACCTTATCAAGAGGCTAAGTATCAAGTGGGGAAAACGTACGAAGAAAAAGATTATTCTACCGATGAGAGAATGACTTGTGATAAGGGACTGAATGTAGCAACGCTTCAATGGTGTCTTAATGATAGTATTTCTGGAGCTGAATACATAGAGGTGGAGTTTCAAGTCAAGGATATTATAGCGATTCCGTTTGCAACTGATGGGAAGTTCAGGGTCAAGAAATTTAAGGTGCTTCGGAAAATTAGCCAGAAAGAAGCAGGGAAAATTATTGAAAATATCTTGGCATCATACGGGAGAAAAGAGGAGGCATCCGATGAAAAAACAAAGAAGTAAAGAAAGTATGATTGACGAATTAAGGAGTACGAATAAATATGTTGCCGTTAATTATATGCTAAAAATAGGCTTTATAGCTATTGTGGAAATTCTTTGTGATATTCGTGAGATTCTAACAAAGGAGGCATCCGATGAAGCTAAAAATAAAAACTGATGATAAGCATGCCATCGTTGAAATTGAAGGTATAAAATATTCTTATCAACTGTTTAAGAACCTTGGTCATGGCTTTAAGCTAAATACCCCATTTCTTATAAAAGCGAGAAAAGATGAGACAATTACAGTAGAGAGAATTCCTTGGAGTAAACTCTGCTCCAATGGAAAAAAAATTACAGAGAAAGAAATTGAAGAGATATTCGAATATTTAGACGATATTATAACAACCTTAAACTGCGGAACATTGCCGATTAAAGCTAGAAGAAAAGCCATAGCGTTGAATGTAGAACAAATTAAAGAAGTGCTTAAGCCGGTCACATTCGGAAGGACATTCTAATGGATGCATTAGTGAGGGATGAGGAGGCATCCGATGAGGAAGAATGAGATTGTGTTGGAGGAATGGAAGATAAATAGGGAATTTAACCAGGCAGAAAGAATAGTATGCAAGAAAACTGGAAATAATGTTTTGTTGTTCAAGGAATTTAAACTCCCAGCACGTAGTAAGAAAATAATAACATGGAACCTTAATGTTCATAATTTAATTCCTATTCAATGGGCGACCAAAATCCACAAAGCATGGGGGAAAAAATGACATTAATTTTTTATGAGAATCATGGGTGGAAATGTAATCATTCTGATTGTACAACAAATCCATGTGAGCAATGTAAACATATTATGGATGAAATTGATCAACATGAGAAAGAAATGAGCAGTACTGGGGGAAGTGTACAAAAAAAGAGATGGTTAATTTGGAAGGGATAAAAGAGGAGGCATCCGATGAAAAAAGATAAATACAAAGCCGTTGAAGATTTTTTCACAGCACCATTAACATTCAGGCAAAAACTCAAACTAAAAAAACACCAAATTATTCATGAAATATTAACAGCCTGGGGATTTTGGAAGAGTAAACTGATTTATGTCCTAATCGGTGTGATGCTTGGGTGGATTATAGGTCTTCCAATGGGGGCGTGGCTAGGTCATAAAAACGAGAAATTCTGGCAGTCTGCGATCCTTGAACCAGATAGAGAAGCCCAAGTTGAAATGCTGATGAAACAGAACGAAGCGATGGTAAATAGATTGATTCAGCTCAAGCAGGCATTGGAGGAATACATCCCACCAAAGGATATGGATATTATGAGGCCGAGCAGGGAGGAGTGAATTTAATTAAATCCCAGATTTTAATAACCAAGGGAGGCTATTTTGAAAATATTAGCGCTTGATTTGGGCAGCAAGACTGGCTGGGCTTTTGTATCATCGATAGTCAAGCAAAGTGATGTTGAGGATTTTACACCCGGTCCCAGGGAGAGTAAGGGGATGCGGTTTGTGCGATTTCACGCTTGGATTAATGAGATATTAGATAAACTTAAACCTGATATGGTGATATATGAGATGCCACACAACCGTGGTGGCTATGCTACACAAGTACTAAATGGGATGGTGGCTTATATTTTTGAAGAATGTTTAAAAAGAGAAATAGAATATGAACCTGTTCATTCAAGGACATTAAAGAAATATGCAATGGGAAGTGGGCGAGCATCGAAAGAGGATATGATAAGAGAAGCAGAAAAGAGATTTGACAAGCCTAATTTAACTTCAGACGAGGCAGATGCACTTTGGCTTCTTGATTATGGCAATAAAAAATTGAATAAAGAGGGAGGCAAATAAAAATGTATATTACATCTTCTTTAGCATTTATAGTTTATTCAGTGGTTATGGTAGGAGTTTATTTGATCTCAACATGGTTTACAAATGCCCCGTTTTTGGCATTTGCCACACAATTTACAATGGGTTTTATTGCATATATCACAAAAAGATTAATAAAATCTCGCAATAATTTCAAAGGAGATAAGAGATGAAATATTGGAGTTTAGAGTCAAAAGTTATCTTATTTGGCTTAGTTTTTATCGTTCTTTTTTTGTTTATGAGGAACTGTAACCAAAGAGCAAATATGAGAGCCTTAATCAAGAGTACTGAACAGCAGAATCAAGAGGAGGCAAAGAAGATCAGGGAACAAGAATTAGCCATAAGGGCTTTAACTGTGCAGAGAAAGAAATATCTAGAAGAGTCCGGTAAAAAGCACAAGGAAAGTCAAGAGACTATCACTAAATTAGAGAAAGAGAATACTAAGATCCAAGAGGAGAATGAAAGGTTTAAAGAAAAAGTTAAAAACCTTGAACCAGATTTTTTAGTTAAAGATACAAGGGAAATTATTGGTACTGAAGATATTGAGAGAAGAGCCGATGAGGTTGTTTTTAGCTTAGAAGCATTTAGAGACACTTATATTAAACTATGCGATTGGAGAGTCTGGAAAGATGAAACTATCCCAAATTATAAGAAACAAATTGATCTTTATAAAAGTGATATCGAGCAGTATGAATTAGATATTGAGAAATTGAAAGACAGTTATAAAGCTCAAATAGCGAGTCTTTATGAGGAGATTGAGGCGAAAGACATAATCATAAAAAACCTGAAACTTGGATTGAAACTTAAAAATAGAGAGCAATTGGTTAAAACTATGACCACTTTAGTTGAAGGCGCTGTGATTGGGGTTATTGCTGGGGTGTTAGTTGTTAAGTGATGAAATCAAATTGTTAGCTGGGTATTTATGGACTGTTTTATTTTTATGGAAAAGTCATAAGAGAGGCAAAGAATGAATGACATAATAGAATTAGAAAGACCCTTAAAAAATATAAGAGTGATGGCTAAAAGGAGAATAAGAAATGAAATTTGTAGGAGTAACAGGTACTGATTGTCGTAATTATGGGGATATTAAAGATTTAGCAAAGGAACTGAACGACTGGATTAAGAATAATCCCTATGAGACGATTATAGAAATTCAAATAATATCGAAGCCAGACAGTAGACATTATGATGCTTTGCTTCGATTAGAAGGATACGAATAGGATGGGCGACAGTACTGCTATAGAAGCGGGAAAGAGACCCTATCTTAAAAGACACCCACTGGTGGTAAGCTGGAAGGTGACCTTGGGGATGGTGAGTAAGACTGTCTGGCTAGGCTACCTTCCAGCAATATTAAGGAGATAGGATGAGAGAAATTAAATTTAAGATATATTGTGAATTTGTATTAAATGGAAAGCTTCATAAATCTATGGAGAGTCCAGCATCTTGGTTTTTATTATCTCAGTCTGGAGAGCTTTGGGAATATGGGCCATTAAGTGCTCCGCAACCAATAAATAGAAGACTTTATAAAAAAACTATCCCCTTGCAATATACAGGAAGAAAGGATATGAATGGATGTGAGATTTATGAATCAGACTTGGTAAATTATAGGTGTAAAGGTTCATTGATAGAAGGTGAAATATATCAAGCGAGCGGTTGTTGGAAAATCAAAGATAGAAGAGGAGGCAATGTTATGTATCTTTACAAGGCTTCTTCTTTAGAAATTATTGGCAATAAATATGGGGCTTGAATTATTAAAGAGAGGGAAAAAAATGATTTGGATTAAAATAATTCTTTTTTTAGCTTTTGTTATAGTTTCAGGCACAGTTATAACGATAGCCGTCTTAAAATCTAAAGAATGATACTCGGAACGAAAAGAATTTGTCCGATTTGTGGGAGGGAGTTCACTGCCCTTCCTGATTATACGGGCCCGACTTGCGGTAAAAAAGATTGCATTGAGAAATATTTAGAGTTACAGAGTAAAAACAGATTTAGCTCTTTCATGTTTGATAAGATACTAGAGGAAAAGATGGATGGTTTATTGATTAGAAGAAGAAGGAGAAAAGAACCAGTAACTAAAGATATGACATTTTTAAAATATTTGAAATAATCCCCTAATTTTTAAAAAGTTCTTGACAGCAATTTTATTATAATCTATTTTTTATAATAGTAATTTAGAGGATATAAATGCCTGATTTGCTTAAACAAGAGTATATAAGAGCTGAGGCAGTAGATTATCTTAAACATTGGCTTGGGCTTCCTTACTCTTGGGGTGGCAATGATCCGGCTCAGGGCTTTGATTGTTCTGGCCTAGCGATAGAGATTCTTCAAGCACATGGACTCATGAGAAGGGGCGATGATGATAAAGCAGAAGGGCTGAGACATAAATATTCCCAATATACAGTTGAGAAGCCTCATGCAGGTTGTCTTGTTTTTTTTATCCATCCCACAAGACAGATAGCCACTCATGTGGCGATGGCTATAGATAATGATTTCATTATACATGCCTCAGGGGGAGGAGCTCCTAAATTCGATATAGGCAAAGAGATTCTAAAAGATCATATTCTTAAAAAATACTTTCATGATTGGGATTCCCCGGATCAAGTCAATAAAAGTTTCAATAATCACTTATTTTATAAAGCTATCCGAGAGTTTCTATTCAAAATGCAAGCAAAACAACAAAATGCTTATATCAAAAAAGACTCTTTGAAAGCTGAGATAAAAAGGCGATCTCAATATGGAGTTGTTTATGTAGATCCCTTTAGGAGTATAGGAGAATGAAGAAATGGAAGAAGCATCTAATTTAGGGAATCAGATTTATCTATATGTTTCAATAGGTTTAATCGTGGCTTTTATTGCGATTGATAAAGCGTTTATACTCATTTCTAAAAGGAAAAATAATGGCAATCCATATAAGAATCATTATCCCATAATCATGGAAAATAAGGCTAGGATCTTATTGAATAAGCAGGCCATAGACTCGATCTGTAAGATTATGGATGGGATAAGAGAAGAAAACAGAGAAGATCATCAGCTTATTTTTAATAAACTGGATAAATTATGGGAAAAAGTGAAATGAAATATAGAAAAGAGATTGTGGAGACCCTGGTTAAACACTTGAAGAAGGGTTCCACTATAACCTCAGCATGTGATGCTGTGGGGATAAGCAAAGAGGCTTTCTATAATTGGATGAAAACAAAATCTGACTTTTATGACTCTATAAAAAAGGTTCAATCAGTTGCTGACAAGCAGGTCGAGAATGCTCTTTTTAGATCAGCAGTTGGGTTCACCATCACAGAGAAGGAATACAGGTCCATAAAGATGAAAGGATTTGAAACCGGAAAAGAATTAGTAAAGGCCACCAAAAAGAAAGTGCTGCCGAATGTCACTGCCCAAATCTTCTGGCTTAAAAATCGTAATCCGGATGAGTGGAGAGACAGGCAGGAATTGGAACACAGCGGATTCGTAGATATTACCTATCAGATTTCAGAGAAATTTATGCCGAAAAAAGGCAATGAAAAGAAAAAATGAAAATATTTTTTTTAATTTTAGCCATGATATTTAATCTGAACCCACATCTCAATCCAAATTATACTGATATGTTTCAGTCTATAACAGAGGAGTTAATTGTCTATGGAGGGGCGAATGCGGGGAAGAGTTACGCGATAGCAGATAAATTACTGATTCAATCGATTATACAGGATAATAAGAAATTAAAAGCAGTAGTGATCCGAAAGACATTTCCATCATTAAGGGCCTCAGCTTTAGACATATTAGAGAAGAGAGCTAACGCTCTAAAGCTTCCTTTCATATTGAATAAATCGGAGTGGACCTCAAAAGTCCATAATATGACTTTCCAATTTTTATCCTTGAATAATAAAGAGGATTATCAAAAGCTCAAATCAATGACTGATATTGATTATATCTGGATAAATGAGGCTACAGAGATAAGAGAAAATGATTACGAAGAATGTTTACGAAGACTAAGGGGAGGGCAAGGAGATTATGCTCAGGCTATTATGGATTTTAATCCCATTGATGAAGAGCATTGGATCCACAAGCGTTTCTTTGAAAAAAAAATCGGTGAGTTTGAAGCTTACAGATTCACCGTGTTCGATAATCATCCGGATTATTTAGGATCCAAAAAGGTTCAGAAAGAAATTAACCGATTAAAGAGGCTTAAAGAATACAACAAGAATCTATACCGAGTATATTTCAAGGGATTATGGGGGTCACTGGAAGGACGGATATTCGACTGGGATGTCCAAGAATTACCGAATAAAGATCCTGATTATTATGATTCGATTTGGTACGGGGGGGACTTCGGATTTTCAGTGGATCCTGCAGCTGTAATGAGGATTTACAAGAAGGCGGATCATATCTGGTTAGAGCAGGTAATCTATGAAAAAGAATTAACCAATGATCAATTAGCCAAGAAGATGAAAGAAGCTGGGATCACTGGCCGAGATTTAAGCTATTGGGATTCATCAGAACCGAAGTCGATTAAAGAACTCCGGAATAATGACATCTTGGCGAAACCGGCGTCAAAAGGACCTGATTCCATTCGAGCCGGTATCGATCTTATGAAAAGCCTTCATATCCATATTGTTGATGGTTCAAATGATCTCGTGAAAGAGAAAAACTCTTATGTCTGGGAAGAAGATGCGAACGGCAATCAGTTGAAGAAGCCGGTAGATTATAACAATCATCTGATAGATGCAGCCCGATATGGAATTTATACACATCTGAAAGATAGAAAAGGATATAAAGTCTGGAGAATATAATAATGAGCTTATTAAATATTTTTAAGAAGAAGGTTGAACAAAAGACAGAAGATAGGCGAAGGCTTTCTATTTGGCTTTCAGGGGAAATTCCTAAGTGGACAAAGAAAAACTATAAAGCCTTAGCACAGGCTGGGTATCGGACTTCCATGACGGTTTTTGCGTGTATTCAAACAATAGCGAAAGCGTTCTCAGCAGTGCCGTGGAAACTTTATGAATCAAAGGGGAATCAAGAGTCAGAAGAGATCACTCACGGTCACCCATTATTAACATTAATACATAAGCCTAATGATAAACAAGGTCAAACCAAGTTTATGCAAGAATTAATTTCTTATTATTTGTTATCAGGAAATGCATATTTAAGTATTCCTGAGACAAGCAATAATCAACCTCCTATCATGATGTGGAATTTGCGGCCTGATCGGGTTAAATATGAAATAAATCATAATACGGGAAAACCTCGTTGGTTTAATTATCAAATTGAGGGGAAGCCTGGGTCAAAAAGAGTGTACCGATTAGACAATATCCTTCACATGAAAATGTTCGATCCTTTGAATGATTTATATGGCTTAAGTCCGCTGGAAGTATCGGCAATGGGGATTGATGTTTTAAACCTTTCAATGGAATGGAACTACAAATTGGTGAAAGGGGAAGGTAGAAGACCGGGTGCATTCTCAACGGAAGAGACATTAACGGAAGAGCAGAGAGATGATTTGAGAAAAAAGTTCAGAGAAGAATTTTCAGGGACAGAGAGCTTCACGACTCCGCTGGTGTTGGAGGGTGGCTTGAAATGGGTTGAGTTTACGTTATCACCGAAGGATTTAGATTGGCCAGGTGTTGATAGGATGATTGTTAATAAAGTTTCTTCTGTTTTTGGAGTTGCGCCTGAGTTAATAGGGCATCAGGAGCAAAAGAAGTTTGCTAATTATAAAGAAGCAAGAAAGGCTTTATATGAAGAGACGATTATTCCTCTGCTTTGTGATATCAGGGATGATTTGAATCTCTGGTTAGTACCGAAATTTGAAACAGAGGGAGTAGATTTATGGCTGGATTTTTCAGAGGATACGATTGGGCCTATCCAGGAAGCGAAAAGGGAATTATATGACCGATTGGGGAATGCATGGTGGTTGAGTATTAATGAGTTACGCAGGAAGACGGGGGAGGCAGATCTTGGAATAGAAGGGGAAGTGATAATGATTCCAGCGAATAAAGTACCCCTAGCAACTGTGAGTGGTATGAGTAAGGATGATTTATGAATTTATTAGAAAGGAAAACTGAAACAATAACTTTGACTGATAGGTCGGATTGGGTCAAGATGGTTCAGTTTATTAACCGGAATCAAGGAAAAGGGATATCTTTATTTAGTAAATTTTGGGATGAAATGAAGAGTGTTGTCACGGTTAAAAATGTTGCGATGGCTATGCAAAGCATGAATGTTCCTATTCATTGGCGTAAGACATGGGATGGGATCATAAAGGATTTTGTCGAGATTGATATTCATGATGACATCTGGATGAAAGCGATTCAATCGGCGAGTGAGAAGATTGATGAAAGAATCAAGAAGAGAGTTGAGAAGCAAACAACAAACCAATATGTAAAAGAATGGATGGATATACATGGTGCGGAGTTGATTGTTGAGTTAACGACGAATCAATATAAGACGATTCATGCATTATTACATGATCAGGTAACAAAGGGGATCACGTCACCTTATACCCTATCTAAGTTCATCAAATCTTTTGTGGGGTTAACGAGTCGAGAGGCTTTGGCGGTGGCGAGGCATCAATTAGCGTTAATGGCAGAGGGCATGAGTGTCCCTGAGGTGTTGGCATCAACGAAAAAATATGCAGATTTCCTTCATGGAGTTAGGGCAAGAAGGATCGCAAGGACAGAGTTATCTTTTGGCTACGGTCACGGCCAGTTGGGTGCGGCTCTGGATGCAGAGAAAAAAGGTTATTTTCCTGGTGAGTTGTGGAAAGAATGGATTGCGGGGGGACCTAATCCTTGTGAAAGGTGCGAAGGTATGGACGGAGAAAAAGTTAAGGCGAATGAACCTTTCAGTGAAGGGGTAGATACTCATCCTTTGCATCCAAATTGTGAGTGTTCAGTTGGATATTTTATTTATAGATATTAGGGAGTTTAAAAATGGGATTAGAAAAAAGAGATTTCAAACTAGATATTAAAACCGTTAAGGAAAATGGAGAATTCGAGGGATATGCATCTGTTTTTGGTAATGTGGATTTTTATGATGAAATCGTTTTGAAGGGAGCATTTAAAAAGACTCTGAAAGAAAAGGAGACATTTCCTTTACTCTGGTATCACGACCCAAAAGATGTTCTCGGCATGGTTGAAGCTGAAGAAGATAATAAAGGGTTAAGAGTCAAGGGCCAATTAAATCTAGGTGTTCAATCAGCAAAAGAGAAATACGCTTTATTGAAACAAAAAGCACTCAAAGGCCTTTCAATCGGGTTCAAAACTATTAAAGACAAGATTGAAGATGATATCCGATATCTTTTAGAAATTAGCCTTAAAGAAGTTTCTCTTGGGACGTTTCCAGCAAATGAACTTGCCTTTGTTGACAGAGTTAAAGCTGGATCGCTGGAATTTAAACCTTATCCTAACGAACATTCAGCACGGCTTCAGGATCCGAATAAATTCGATGAATTCAAACGCAAAGCAGATGGTAAGCTCTATAATAAAATTAAAGTTCCTTCTACGGTTAATGTCCTATGGGGTCACCTGAAAGGCAAAGATGCTGACGCTTGGGCTGCTCAAGGCCTGAGGTTTCCAGTTAAGAATTGGACTGAATCAGAAGCTAAAGCTTGGCTCAAAGAAAATGAAATCAAATATATCAAATTCGAGCCAGCCAAAAAGAGCCTTTCGGCTTTAATTACAGATATCCAAGAAATGATTGAAATAAAAGAAGGTCGATTAATCTCGGCTGAAGAATATCAATTAATGAATGATGTCCAGAGCGAACTAAAAGCACTTCTTGAAGCGAATGAGCCGGTCAATGAGGCCACTCATGTGGAAGAGAAGCCGCTGACAGATGATAAGCCATCCGATAAAGGATACTTATTATCAGAACTCAAAGAATTTCATCATTCACTAAACAAAAAATTATACGGAGGTAAAAATTAAAATGGATGAAAAAGAGAAAAAGACTCAAGACGATCTTGGCAAATTAGTTCATGAATTGAGGACTAGTTATGAGAAAATTGATCAAAAGAATGAGGCTCGTGTTAATGAATTCAAAGAGAAGCAGGAAAAGATTGAACAGAAAATCGCTGAATTAGAGGCAAAATTGCAGGCTCCCCCGCAGGATGGGACTGAAACAAAAGAAGAAGATCAGGCTGAGTTAGAGAAAAAGGCTTTTGATAAGTTTTTGAGAAAAGGCGATAAAGCGTTAGGAGCAGAAGAAAGAAAAGTCCTGACACTGAGTAATAATGTTGAGGGTGGATATTTAGCAACAAAAGAAATCCAAAATGAAGTCTTGCGGAAAGTGTCGGAGATTAGTGAGCTGAGACCCATTTGCCGAGTGAAAAAAATATCCAGTTCAGTGACAGGTGTTCCTAAGAAGTCTGGCAATGTTTCTGGTGGATGGGTGTCTGAAATCGGAGACCGGTTGGAAACAGAAGGAGACTTCGGCTATGGGATGGAAGATATCACTCCTGGTGAATTGGAAGCTCTTGTCAAAGTATCACGAAGGGATTTAGAAGACCCTGTCATTGATATTGAAGATGAAATCACTACTGATATTGCTGATAAGTTTGATGAATTAGAAGGGACAGCTTTCTTGACTAGTGAAAGGGTCAATGGTAAACCTGAGGGTATTTTGATGAATGCAGATATCGGGACTTTGGCATCAGAAGCAGGTACAACCGGAGATATTGAAGCTGATGATATTGTGAAACTTCCCTATGAAGTGAAGAAAAAGTACCGGAAAAACGGACGGTATTTAATGAACAGCAAAACGGTCAGAAATATTCGGCTTATGAAAGAAGCGACTACAGGCGCTTATATCTGGGTCAGAGGTTTTGGACAGACTCCTAATACTATCAATGGTTATCCCTATGTTGAATCTCCTGATATACCGGAGACTGGAACAGGCGGAGCTAAAGTCATCGTGTTCGGAGATTTCGTAAGAGGATATTGGATCGTAGATCGGTTGGCGATTGAAATTCAAAGGTTAGTGGAATTGTATGCGACTTCTGGTCAGATTGGTTTTCTTGCTCGGAAGAGAGTTGGCGGACAGGTTGTGATGCCTGAAGCTCTGCATATCCTTACGGCTAAGAGTTAATGGGAAATAAATAAACGGAGGTAATAAAATGAGAGACATATATCATGATTTAGTGCCGGAACTATCATTGTATCCACAAACTCTAACTGCAACTGCTAATGGTGATGCTTATATTGATCTTGCAGGGTTTGAAGGAGCTTTAATTGCAGTTATGGCTGGTGCGGTTGCAGATGGGTCAGGAGGAACGACCCTATATACATTTGAGTTGAAGGAGTCAGATGATCATTCAAATTGGAATGCAGTGGCTGATGATGATTTGCTAGGTTCTGAACCTAGTTTCCAGGCTATCACGGGCGAAACTCATGAAGAAAATGCAGTGAAAACATTTGGCTATATTGGTTCAAAAAGATATCTCAGAGTTGACCTTGTGGCTGTTCCTGCGACCCCTGGGGCTGGTGGAATTTTTAGTGCCACAGTCATCAAGGGACTTCCTGCTCATAGACCCGCAGTGACAGAATTACAATAAGAGGAGTGAGGCATGAGAGTACGGATACTAAGGAATCAGAAACGAGCACCTGATGGTATCCATGCGATTGAGCATAAAATTGGGGAGGTCATTGACCTCCCTGATTCTATTGCAAAGTCATGGATTAGGCAAGGGATTGCGGAAGAGGATAAGATCATACAAAAAATTATGGAGGTAAAAGTTCAGAAAAATGCGACTAAAAAGAATAAACGCACCCGAAGGCGAACCGCTAAATCTTGAAGAAGTTAAGAAGCATTTACGAGTGGATGATAGTTCGGATGACACTTTAATTACGGCTGTCCTTCAAGCTTCACGAATGCGGTTAGAAGAAGAAACTAAAAGGGCATTTATTACGCAATCGTGGCAGATGATTTTGGATTATGCGGGATCAGTGAT